CGGAAGTGCAGCAGGCGTGGGATAAAGAGAAGGCTGAGCAGTACGCCGCTTATGCCAAGGGGCAGGAAGAAGCCCGGCAACGTGAGCAAGAAATGCAACAGGCGGCGGACAAGCTGCGGAGGGAAAAGGATGCGCAGATCAGGGACATTAATGCTCGTGCTACCGCTCTTACTAACAGCTTGCGCGACAGGCAGGAGCGCCCCTCCAAAGATGGTTCCATGTCCGGTGCCGCCCGATCTTGCGCTGGAGCCTCCGGTGCGGAATTGGCAAAAGGAGATGGAGAATTTCTTGCAGGGTACAGTGCCGACGCAGCCCGCCTCCAAGCAGCCCTCGACCAATGCGTCAAACAATACAACGCCGTCAGGCAAAAGTAAGGAATAGCCATGCCTTCAACTTATTCTCCCGATCTACGAATTGAACTGATTGCCAATGGTGAACAATCTGGTACTTGGGGCGTTACGACCAACAGCAACCTTGGCACCATCATTGAAGATGCTATTTCTGGTTTGGCAACAGTCACCATTTCCAGTTCAAACCAAGCGTTAACCGCATTAAACGGAGCAGCAGATCAAGCACGATGCGCGGCCCTATCGCTAACTGGAGGCAGTGCGCCGTTTAACTTGTTCGTGCCACCGGTCACTAAGCTGTACGTCATTAAGAACAACACGGCGTATTCTGCCTCTGTCTACTGCTCAACGGTTCTTGGTAACACTACCGCTGCCGGTTCGGGTGTGGATGTCCATGCAGGCAAGAGTGCGCTAGTGCGTAGCGACGGCACTAATATCGTAGACCAAATCAATTACGTATCAGATAGCTTTGAGATTGGTGCAACACTGACGGTAAACGGCGCAGCAACATTCGGTAGTACAGTCACACTCGACGCCAACCCCACACTTGCCTTGCAAGCAGCTACTAAACAATACGTAGATAGCGCAGCCGCTGGGTCGTCTCCATCGGGCGCTCTTATCATGTGGCCTACCGGCACTGCTCCAACTGGATGGTTACTGTGTGATGGAGCGGCGGTCTCGCGCAGTACATATGCAGCTTTGTTTGCTGTAATCGGTACTACGTTCGGTGTTGGTGATAACAGTACGACATTTAACTTGCCCGACTACCGGGATCGGATGCCTATAGGCGCGAATACGATTGCAGCGTCCATCGGGGCGACAGGCGGTTCTAAAGACGCAACTCTCGTTAGCCATACGCACACCGCGTCAGTCAGCGATCCGGGCCACACGCATACGACAACACTAAATGTAAGACGAGGTGCAAACGCTCTTTATACAAATGCTGGATGGGGTGGCGGAGACCGCACAGATGCTACCAACGTGATAGGGACATCAAATAGTAGAGTGACAGGTATTACCGTATCTAACAGCACAGAGGGCTCATCCGGCACTAACGCAAACATGCCTCCGTATCTGGGCATCAACTTCATCATCAAGACGTAAGGAGCCATCGTGCCCCTACAGAAACTTCAATTCCGCCCCGGCGTTAACCGCGAGGGCACGACGCTTGCCAATGAAGGTGGTTGGTACGATTGCGACAAAGTGCGTTTTCGCTCTGGCTACCCTGAAAAGATCGGTGGCTGGTCGGTGCAATCGTACGCCACGTTTCTTGGCATTTGCCGGTCTTTGTGGAATTGGGTCACGCTCAAAAATTTTAACCTCATGGGCGTTGGCACCAACCTGAAGTTTTATATAGAGTCGGGCGGCGCGTACTACGACATCACCCCAACTCGCCTTAACACTACTAACAACACTACGTTTGCCGCTGATACATCAGCACCTTTCTCTGCGTTCATTACAGTAACGGATGCTGGCGCATCGAGTTTGCAGGTAGGGGACTTTGTAACCTTCTCCCAAGCAGTTAGTTTGGGCGGGAATATAACAGCAGCTATTCTTAATCAAGAGTACCAGATTCAAACAGTACTATCTGGTACGTCTTACACTATCGTTGCACGAGCGGCAGGTGCGCCTATTGAAGGCTATAACTTTACAGTTAATACAACAGCCTCGACACTTTCATTCCTTGCTGGTACGGTGCCGACTAATGGCGCTACTATTACGTTGGTTATTGGCGCAGGCGCACCGGGCGGGTTGAATTACACAACTACGTATTACGTGGTGAATGCATCAGGTTCGACTTGTCAATTAGCCACAACCAGCGGCGGTACACCTATTACGCTAACAAGCCAAGGTGTAGGTTTACAGGCACTGTACTTCACTATCGAATCAAACGCATCAGATTCAGGTAATGGTGGAGGTGCTACTGACGCTGCTTATCAGATAAACACAGGGTTTCCAGCGTTCACAATCGGTACTGGCTGGGGTGCGGGGCCTTGGGTTCCGTATGCAACCACAACACTAACCAATCCGTTTGCTACAACTAGTGGTATTAACACCATCACGGTCACACACAATAGTCACGGATTAACGACTGGGCAATACGTTTATTTTCAATCTATTTCAGACGCAGACGTTAGTGGCATACCCAATACAGTTTTGCAAATAGGGTTTCAAGTAACTGTAACGGGTGTAAATTCATACACCATTTCTACTGTAATAGGACAGGCACCGGGGCCGGTTCTTACATACACACCTAATGCAACTAGTGGTTCAGAAGGCGGCACGGTGATAGTTAACTACCCTTCTTCAACTGTGCCGGGTAGTAGCAGGTCGTGGGGTTCAGCAACGACAACAGGTTTTGGTTTACAGCTTCGTCTATGGAGCCAGTCAAACTTTGGTGAAGACCTATTATTTAACCCACGCGGCGGTGCTCTATACCTATGGCAACCGGGGTCAGGTGCAACTCCTGCGTATGGTACTCGTGGCTCTGTCGTATCTGGTACATACACACCATCGCTTATAAACGAGATTATGGTGTCGGATTCTTCACGAATCGTTATTTGCTTTGGTTGTAATGATCCGAGCGGTACTTACGGGCCAACAACACTTGATCCAATGCTGATTCGTTGGTCAGATCAAGAAAGCTACACCCAGTGGCAACCACAAACTACTAACCAAGCCGGGGATTATAGGCTATCTCATGGCTCAGAGATTGTTGCTGCCTTGCAAACCCGTCAAGAGATTAACGTCTGGACAGATGCAGCTATCTACGCCATGCAATACCTCGGGCCTCCATTTGTATGGGGCTTTACCCTTTTAGCGGACAACATCTCAATTGCTTCGCCTAACGCTATGGCAACGGCGTCGGGTGTTGTTTACTGGATGGGGGTCGATAAGTTCTATGTCTACTCAGGTCGGGTAGAAACACTGCCATGCTCAGTGCGTACTTTTATCTATGACGACATCAACCGCGATCAGTTTGCACAAGTCTATGCGGGCACCAATGAGGGCTACTCTGAGGTGTGGTGGTTCTACTGCTCCAAGAACTCAACTATTATTGACCGTTACGTGATCTTCAACTATCTGGATCGCGTGTGGTACTACGGCACGATGGATAGAACCGCGTGGCTTGATTCACCGCTTCGTCAATTCCCAGTTGCCACGACAGGCAGTAACAATCTCTTGGTCTATCACGAGTCGGCGGTAGATGATGGCGCGACTAACCCCCCGAGTGCAATTAATACTTACATCCAGTCATCTGACTTTGATATTGGCGACGGGCACAACTACGGGTTTGTCTGGCGGATGATTCCCGACATTACGTTCAACGGGTCTAACACTTCTGGTACTACGACTGTAAACCCAGAAGTTAATTTTACGGTACGCCCACGCCAGAACCCCGGCTCTGCTTACAGTGCTTCCAATAACCCGACGGTGCAGTCAGCGGCAGCGCAGACTTACAGAACGACAACGACGTACAACGTGCAAGAGTTTACTGAGATTGTGTACACACGGATTCGTGGGCGGCAGATGGCGTTCAGGATAGAGTCTAATACGCGAGGTACACAGTGGCAGTTGGGCACACCTAGACTTGATGTCCGTGAAGATGGTAGGAGATAACTATGTCTACTGGCACAACTAGAGCGCCTCTCTTGCCGTTTGCCCCGGTGGAATATGACCGGCAGTACATGGACACCTTAAACAACATCTTGCGGCAGTACTTCCAGCAGATAGACAATCCGGGGCCAAGCGCGGCGTCCACTCAGTTTTTGAACGCTACCGATATCATTTCAGCAATGAATTTTAGTATCGTTGATAGAGCCACAGGGCTTCGTATAGTCAGTCTGCCAACTCAAGCTGATCTAGCCAACCTGCGGGTAGGCGATTTATACAGGGACACTTCAGCCGGTAACGTGATCAAAATAAAAGTGTAATGGAAGACGTACGCGAGACGCTATACCAAGACGATGATGTGCATTTCCTGTGCGACTACTTGTCAGGCATTAACATAGTGGCATTGCACTTGAACATCACGCCGGGGGCGTGGTCGGTAGGTAAGTTTAAGAAGTACCACAGTATCTTTGTTGACAAAATTGTACCGTTTTTGAAGGCGCGTAATTATAATGAAGTTTACGCAACGCCATTCGAAAATGATATAAAAGCTCAAAAGCTAATTAAAATGTTTGGCTTATACCAGTACGGGCAAAACATGGGCCTTGTATTGATGAAGAAGGAGATTTGACATGCCCCAGATTTTACTTGCCGCTACTGCTAAAGCCGCCGTTGCCGCCCCCGCCGTTGCTGCTACTGTCGCCCCCACTGCCGCTGGTATTGGTACCGCCGCTGCCCAAACTGCCGCATTAGAAGCACTTAAACAGAAAGCTATTCAAGAGGGCATGAGGCAAGTGGGAGTTCAAGCTGGTAAGACCACAGCACTTGAAGCGTCCAAGAAAGGCATTATTGATGCCTCGATGAAACAAGCGGCGCAACAAGTTGGAACAGAAGCCGCTAAACAGTCTGCGGTCGAAGCTAGTAAACAGGGTATTGCGCAGGGGTTCCAGAAGATGATCCCACAGGCTGCGGATGACGCGGCAAGTTTAGCTACTCAAGGCGCTGGTAGTTCTTCTTATGTCCCCCCCGGCGCTAATCCTATCCCTTCTTACGCTACTCCTACGGCTCCTGCTGGCCCTGTTAATCCTGCTGGACAGATCACGCCTGATACCTATTTCAAGCCTACCCCTAATGTTAGTGCGCCGTATGGTGGCCCATCTACTCCTCCGGTTCAAGGCCCCGGCCTAAAAATGACGCCGGATAAAGCGTTCGGCCCTGAATCAAGTGGCGTATACAAAGGCATCGACCCGGCTACAAACATGCCATATGAGACGCTTTCTAAGCCGACTTTCACGCCCCCTGCTGATTCAACTGGGCTAAAAGCCACGCCGGAAATTGCTAGTAAATTTGGAACCCCTCCCCCGCCAGACCCGCTGAGCCAAGGCATTGCCAAAGGCGTAGAACTAGTCAAAAAGTACCCGATGGAAACCGGTCTGGCGTTGATGTCGGCTGGGCAGTACATGAACAAGCCGGAAGAAGAAGATAAAGACAAGTACAAGAGTACTGTAGATATGTCTGAATTCAAAACTTCGGCTCCATCCGTTGTTTCGTTTACTCCTTCATATGAGCATCAGGGCTATGCAGTTGGTGGCCCGATTGAGACTATGTCCGCTCAGAACGCTGTAGGCGCGAACATGAAATACCCGATGGCAGGGCTTTCTACGCCGCTTTATTCAAACCCTACCATTCAGCGCCCAGAAGCTTTTAATGTCATATCCCCAAGCGCAGAACCCGCTGTCGGTGCTTATAGTGGAGAACCAAAGTTTGCTGAAGGCGGCATCTCCGACGAGATGGCGCGTGAATACGGTTTGAAGAGTCGTAAACAACGTGCAGTTAAATCGCTGACTAAAGACTACGAAGAGATGCAAGCTGAGCGCGATAAAGAGGCGGCGTCTTTGTTAAGGGAGCGTAGTGATCCCGGTATCGTTCCTCGTAGCCGTGAACAACAACTGAGTTTCAATCCTTTTTCTACTGCGGCTAAAGACTTCAATCGTCTGGCTAAGAAAAACAAAGCCCAACAGTTTCAACAACCTAAAACTAACCTAGGCGATATTGAAACCTATATGGATAGACCGATTGAAGAGGCTGCTAATGGGGGCATCATGGGCAACCTTGGTAGCTATTCCGATGGTGGGCGTTTATTGAGGGGGCCCGGCGATGGTGTATCTGATTCTATCCCTGCTGTTATTGGTAAGCGTCAGCCTGCTCGTCTTGCTGATGGAGAGTTTGTTATCCCTGCAAGAATCGTCTCCGAACTGGGGAACGGAAGCACAGAAGCTGGAGCAAGAAAACTCTATGCGATGATGGAACGAATTCAGAATACGCGTAAGAAGTCTATTGGCAAGAAGAAAGTAGCAGTCAATAGCCGTGCCGATAAGCACCTACCTGCATGAACAACTACGGGAAGCTTGAGTGGTTTGGCGGCAACAAGGATGCGTTGAGTATGTATCGCATGTTGGTAGACCTCGCGCACTTGTGGGACGACTTGGTTGATAAAGACAAAGACACGACAGAGGCAGACATAAACAATGGGTTTCTTATCTGTCTTGTTTATCTGCCGTGCAACCCGTTTTATCAAAGTATCCAGCGCGATGTCATGCCGATGTGGATAACGGTTGTTTCTTCCTACCAAACTGCAAACAAGTTTGAACGAGAGAAGGACGAACGTGGATTAGAGGCGGCACACATGCTTCGTTATGCCGCAGGAAACATCCTTGCTTACGCTATACATATGTGTGTTGGGCCAGAAAAAGCAGCGGAGTTTGTCCCCGAGATGTGGAAAGACGTGGTCAACGAACGCTTTGCCGATTACCGTGAGGAGCATCTAAATGCTTAGCATCTTTAAATTTATTTTTAACCCAGACTGGTTCACCTTTAGCTTCGGCGGCGGCGGTGGCCCGACTACGACCAAGTCTGAGACCTCAAACATTCCAGACTATGCGCGTCCGTACGTTGAGCGGATGATGGGCGCAACAGAAAAACAAGTTTATACCTACGGCCCCAAAGGAAACATCACTGGTTTCCAGCCGTTTACTTCGTATTCTGAGTTTGACAAAGCGCGTGGCGGCACGGGCGAAACCGTAGCTGGTTTTACCCCGATGCAAACAAGGGCAATGCAGGGTATTGGCAACTACCAACTACCGGGGCAAACAGGTGCGGCTACTGGGTTTACCGGTGCAGGCATTCTAGGTTCTATGGGCGCAGGGGCTGATTATGCCCGGCAAGCTACTGATCCATATGCGATGCAGTCATACATGTCGCCTTACGTACAAGGCGCTTTAGACCCCCAAATGCGTGAAGCTGCGCGTCAGTCAGCCATTGAAGGACAAAGACAGCAAGCCCAAGCGGTTCAAGCCGGGGCGTTTGGTGGTTCGCGTCAGGGGTTGGTTGAGGCAGAACGCCAGCGTAATCTTGGGCAACTGCAAGCAGACATCTACGGCAAAGGTATGCAGTCCGCGTTTGAGCAAGCCCGTCAAGCGCAGCAGTTTGGCTCCGAGTTAGGTCTCAAGGGCTATAGTCAGGCGCTACAAGGCGCTGGTCAGTTGGGTGCCCTAGGAGAACAACAATATAAGCAGGAGCTTGGGTTGCTAGGCCAGCAATATGACGTTGGCGCTAAACAACAAGCGTACGATCAAGCGCGTCTAAACCAGATTATCCAAGACTACGCTACCGAACAGCAGTATCCGTTCATCCAGCTGGGTACGCTCTCCAATATGCTGCGTGGCTTGCCGATGCAAGCGTCTACTACTCAGTTGTATCAGGCTCAGCCGTCGTTCATGCAACAGGGTCTTGGCGCAGCGGGCGCGTACGCTAACTTGAAACAAGCCGGTGTCAACATGCCGTTCAAAGAGGGCGGTGACGTTAAAGAGATGGCGTCCGGTGGTATTGCGTCTGGCGTTGACCGGTACAAGTTGCCCGGTATGGTAGAGAAGCTGTCTGATCAGCAGTTAGAAGGCAAGTTAGGTGGTGACACCGACCCTGAAACTATGGGCATCGCCCAAGCTGAGAAGCAGCGCCGTGATCACATACGCAAGGGTATGGCTGGTGGCGGTGCCGTAGCGTTTAAAGAAGGCGGTACCGATGAGGTGCTGAACCCGTTTACCAAACAAGAAGCAAGAAGAGAAGCAAGAAAAGAAGCGGAGAAGAAAGAGGAACCCCCGGTACAAGCATCTGCCGTTGCCACACGTCCAAAAGCCGCTGCGCCTAAGCCCGCCTCTGCGTCAAAAGGTATGTCGTATGAGGGTATGCTCAAAGAAGAGATGGCTAAGCCAAGTCCAATTGCGGGCGAATTAGCTACGTTAAGAGGCCGTCAAGCTGAAGCAGAAAGGGAAGTTGCCCTTGGCGTAGAAGGCCATATGCAACGGCAACAAGAAGCTTACAAGAAGTTTGGTATTGATCCTGCGGCTATCTTTGCGCAAGAACGGGCTGAACAGAAAAAGTTCTTAGCTCAAGCTGAAGGCGACGCTAAAAAAGCTGAGGCTTTACGTTGGGCACAGATGTGGGCTAAGTTTGGTTCGACCCCCGGCCCCATACTAAAAGCCGCACTTACAGCGATTAACGAGACCGTGCCTGATCTGTTAGATGATCAGAAGTACGCAACTAATCTTCAGAGAAGTATCACTAAGACTCTGAATGACATAGATAGAGCCGAGTACCTTGACAAGAAGGGTCGGTATGACGAAGCGCAGAAGCTTCTTAACGGCGCGAGAGAAAATGTTGTTAACTACAGTATCGCTACTAGCAAGCTAATTGCTGATGAGCATGGCAATCGGATGGGCGCTGTGTCTAAGCTGGCTGCTGCGGAGGTTGGTGGTAAGTACGATGTTCTAGCCGCACGAGAGCGCGCCGCAGCTAGTGGCGGCGGTGGCGGTGGTCTAGAGCTTAAAGAAAATAAAGAGATCAACGCGGCGTTGGAGAAGTTTGATAAACGAGTTGAGAAGCGCGTTTCAGAGTTAAAAGACAAACTCATTGGTCTACCTGAAGGTAGTCGTCATCGTGTAGGTGCTGAGAAAGAACTTAAGGCTATTGAGGATGAAAGAAAAGACCTTGAAGCCCGTCTGACCGCTCAGATGTCGCGTGGCACTGTGAGAGCAAAAGGTTCTGAAACGCCTAAAGAAACGCCCGCACCAACGCTAAAAGTTGGAGAAGTGGTTGATGGGTATAGGTTTAAAGGTGGGAACCCTAACGATAAAAACAACTGGGCGAAGGAATAACTATGGCTGCACCGTGGGAACGCGATTGGTCAGAGCCTAAAAAATCCGCTGCTCCGTGGGAACGTAAATGGAGCGGAGAAAAAGAAGCGCCCAAACCGGAACCCAAGACGCGTAACGTCGCTGCTGTCTTAAATGACACGGTAATTAGTGTTGCTAACGCAGCGTTGGGCGGGATACAGGCAGCGGCTGACTTCGTGTCTCCGGGTAACTCATTCTCAAAGGCGGTAGACGAGCTAATTAAAGAAGGCGAAGAGTCGCAAAGCGACATGGCTAAAGCCGGGCGCGAAGAGTTCCAGCGCAATATGGCTGCTGCTAAAACCACAGGGGAAGAAGTCGGCGCTGCTGCTAAATATGTAGCCACTAACCCCCTCCAAGCAACGGCGCAAGCAGCGGGCTCTTTTGCTGGCCCCGGTCTGGCTATTAAAGGCATGACTAAAGCGGCCCAGATGTTAAACCTTGCAGAAAAAACTGCGGGGCGTCTTGGCCTAGGTGCCGGTATCGTGACTAACGCTGCAATGGCTGGCGGTGACGCTGGGGGCTCAGCGTACAAGATGGTGATGGATACACCAGATGAGATTCTTCTACAGAACGACTACATTCGTAGCCAAGTTGAAAAAGGCATACCGCTAGAGAAAGTAAAAGAAGACGCTGCAAACACTGCGGCCCGGCGTGCATCGTTTGTCCCTGCATTAGTGGGCGGTGCAACTGGCGCGTTTGGTGTTGAAAAATTCTTAGCTGGTGTGGGCGGCAAGTCGTTCTCCAAATCTACTTTGGGTGGGGCGCTTAGAACCGGCTTGCTTGAATCGTTCCAAGAAGGCGGCGAGGAAGGCGTAACAGAATACTCTGGTCGTGCAGCGGCTAAAGAGTATGACCCACGGATTGATCCAATGAAGGGTGTAGCGGGTGCCGCTACGCTTGGCGCAGCGCTTGGCTTTATTCCGGGTGCGGGTATCGGCGCTATCGAGACACGTAATGCTCTTGCAGCTGAAGCTGCACGTAAAGACTTAGAAGCCCAACAATCGGCAGCAAAAGCGGCTGAAAGCGCCGCAGCCATAGTTCCCGACGCACAAGCTGTTCAAGCACAGGCAGAAGAAGCTGCTAAACCACCTTCTACAATACCAATAGGCATCATTACGCCTGATCAAGTGGATGCTGCGCTTGCTGGCGAAACTACAAAGGAGGCTGCTGATGTCACGCAATCTGCTGGAGTTGACACAACAGGAGTTGAGCTTAGCGCTGACGGTACTGCATCAGGAATGGGAGCAACCCCCGCAGGAGCTGAAACACTTGGAGCCGCTAGAGTGGTGCCTGCTGGAGGACTTGCTCCATCAGCTGCTATGGCAGAGGGAGAACAGTCAGCTTCACTAGAACTGCTGGCAAAGCAGCTTTACGATAATTACGCGGTAAAACAAATAGAAGCTGGGGTTCCGTCCGTTTTGGAATGGGATCAACTAGGCGAAGCTACCAAAGATGAATTCCGTGCGCAAGTTGGTGGGACGCAAGATCAAAAAGTAGAAGAACAACTAACTTACAACGACGGTAACACATATGTTGGGGCAACTTTAAACGGCATACCTGAAGGGCAAGGTACTTACACGCAGACTGATGGTGGTAACTATGTTGGGGAATTTAAAGGTGGACAGTTTAACGGTCAAGGAACCTACACTTTTGCAGATGGTTACACGCTAACGGGTGTTTTTGAAAACGGCAAACTACTCAGCGGTCAAGGGACTTACACTTCTGAAGATGGTCGTACGCAAACGAGTATTTTTGAAAATGGTGAACTAATCTCAAAGGAGGAGCCAAGTGTCATTGAAACCACTGAAGCCATCGAAACAGAAGCGCAAAGAAAAGAAAAAGCTCCCTTCACCCCCTCCAAGCGCGTAATCAAGCTTGAAGAAAAAGCCGCACCAGTAGCCGAAGGGTTTACTGAAGCGCAGAAGCCGTTTGCTCAAGCGAAAATTAATACCCGTGATGCAGCACCAAAAAATGTCGATGAGGCAATCAGCTATGCAGGTGCCGAGACAGCATTCGATGAGTTTGACGCCGCGCTAAGTAACCTTAAGACTGCTTACGCCGCTCAGATCAAAGCTGAGAACACAGCTAATAAAGCTAAATACGAAGAGAATGTGAAGCTGGGCATCCCGTCTGCCAAACCGGAAGACGTAACCGTCTACGACATCTTGGGTCGGATGACGCAGAGCGAGCGCGAAGCCGCTTTTAAAAATGCTATCGAAGCTACTAAAAGCAAGATTAAGCCAACCAAGAAAAGAGGGGCGCGGGAAGCATTTGTTGAGTCCTTGTCCGAGTCCCAGAAACAAGCTGTTGAGGCTAAGCGCAAAGAGACTTTTAACGCAGAAGTCAAAGCTGTAGGCAAGCTAGGCAAGAAGAATATTTCCGACATCCGCGAAGCGCGTAAGAAAGCTTCTGCCGCTGCGGGTACAACCACCGCCGCTCCCAAGGTAGGCAAGGCGCAACCTGTTACAACAGTCAAGGTTGCAGAAAAGACCGAGAGCGAGAACATAATTGAACGACAGACTGTAGAAGCACTACAGACTGGTAAGACCGACAATATCCTACGGGCTGTTAAGACAGGCTATACCGATCCGGCAACTAAGCTGCTTGCCTCACAGATCGAGTTGGTTATCAATAAGTTCGGTATCAAGCCTACCGTTGTCATCGGCAAAGTAGAGGGCAACCGCCCCGGCATGTATGACCCAAAGACCGAGACAATCACGATTGATCCTAGTGCGCCACGCGATGTGATGTTAGATACTGTGGTGCTGCATGAGTACGCCCACTTCATCACTGACCGTGCGGTGGATAACCCACAGAACTTAACGCCTATACAGCGCGTTGCGCTTGAGAACTTGAAGAAGCTGCAAGAACATGTAGCTAAAAAACTCGGCAAGAAATACGAGATAGGTAATCTAAAAGAGTTCCTTGCCCAGACGTTCTCTAACTCAGAGTTCGTTGCTGAGATGGCAAAGATTCCGCCGCTCAGTAAAGTCATCAAGGTGCCTAACGCGCTGCGCGAGTTTGCTATTCGTGTCATGCAGCTTCTTGGCATCAAGGTTGATAACGTATCAAGCCAAGTCCTAGAAAACCTTCAGACGATGATCACCGGCCCGTTTGATGTTAAGGCACCGATCTCGCCCAAAATCCCCGGCATCGCTAAAGGCGTATCGTTCATGGGTAAGGAACCCAAGAAGGCGGGCGAGTACACAGGCAAATCTACTGAAGAGTTTATCGAAGGGCAGAAGCTGCCAGAAAGACCGAAGGGCTTCTTCGGTTCTATTAAGTCGTGGTTCTCTGGTGGCTTGTCAGGCCGGTTCAAAGAGCTTGCGCGTCAGTACCAGAATGAACAGTATCCTGTAAAAGACTTCCAGCGTCAGCTAAACCGTAGCGGGCTGCTTGTCGTTGGTAATGAGTCTGAAGCAAATAACATTTATGACTCGCTGTCTCTTGCAGCGGGCAACTTCCGTAATCTGGATAACACTTACGTCAACCCGCGTATAAATAAAATCAACGAGATGTTGGTCAACATGGTCAAAGAGACTGGGTTGCCTCTTGAGACTGTATTAAAGCGCCTGTCTGCCTATGGCACCGTAATGCACGAGAGCGAAGTACGTGCGGTGAAGTATCTACGGAAGGTGCCACTACGCTCTGACACGGAGAACATTAATTGGTTTGGGGAGAAAATTTCTCCAGACACAGCGCGTAGTTATATCTTCTCTGAGCTTACTTCAAAAGATAAGCTCTCCAAGAGGGCTGAGGAATTAGGCACTACCACTAAAGAGGTGGCTAAGGCATACCGCAAGCTGCTTGACGACATCGTTGCAGATAAAAATAACCTCAATCCGGGCAAAGACGCTAAGAACGTACCCATGTTCGATAAGGATCACATCGATTACAGCGTCTTGGCGGGGCTAATGCCGGAGGATGTTAAGAAGCATATTGACTACTTCAATCAGAATAAGACTGAGAAGAAGATGATGGACGACATCTTGGCAGAGGTTCGCGCCCTGTCTGACGTTACCATCATGCTCAACAAGCAAGCTAACTACTGGTCGCCGCAGGTTGATAATCTCGTTGACTTCTACGGGTATAAGAACTACGTCACATACAAGGGCAAACCCATAGTTGATGAGGATGCTGACTTGTTCTACGGCGGCGAACAGAAGCTTGGTAGAGAGCTTCAGCAGAAAGAATACACACAGGAAGGCCGCTATACGCTGCCTGATAACCCGATCCTGACCATGATGGCTGATGCATCGATTGCTGCATCCCGCTCTGGACGCAAAGACGTAACTAAGAACTTGTACAACTTAGCGCGGAGTGAAATACTTGGCAAAGTAGAAAAGATCGTCTCCTTCGAAGAACGGTACAAACTGAAAGAAGACGCAGAGTTGGCTAAGCTGATGAACAGTCAGAATGTCTTCTTGCACTACATGCCTGATGGTGAAGTGGCTGTTATATCAGTCAAGAATGACCGACTACGTAACGCTATCCGTAAGACATATCAAACCGGAAGTGGGATTATAGATAAGTTAAACACCTTTACTGGCTATATGGGGCAAACCCATACCCGCTTTAACGTAGCGTTCGCACCTAAGAACTTTGTCCGCGACATGCTGGCTAACGCATTCAACATCAGCGTTGATATGACTCCCGGCGCGGCGGCGAACTACGTTGGTTCGATTGCTAACTATGTAGTGTCTAACGGATTCATTAAGTCTTTCAGAGTAGCTGGCGCGTTCTATGAAGGCGGCGCTGACCCTGCTAAGAACCCACGCTTGAAAGAAATGTTGGCTAAGGATAAATCAGGTCACGTCAAAGATTTGTTGGATTACTTGCAGAACGGTGGTGATATTGCGTACATCAGTAGCTTTACCGCTAAGGGACAGTTCCGTGATGTATTGAGTCAAGCAAACAGACCTACAACGCTTGGCGCGGTGTTAAAGACTAAAGACGCAACCGTAAAGTTTTTTGATCAATACATGGCTGGCTTTGAATTTACTAGCCGCGCTGCTGCATTCAAGATTCGTAAAGCTGAAGAGATGGGCAAGCTCATGGCAAAAGGCATGAGTCGCGCCGAGGCAGAAGTCGCTGCCAATAAACCTGCCGCTGCGTTCGCTAAAGGTCTGGCTAACTTCGAAGAGAAGGGGCTAAAAGGTCAGCAAATGGGTGCGTGGTTTATGTTCTTTAACGCCTCTGCTACTGGTGCGGTGCGTGTTATCGAGCCTCTGGCACCTGCGGTGTCTTCTGTGTTTGGTGGCTATCAAGCTGCCGCTGACCGTGCGTGGGCTGAACTGCCCACGGAATTACGCAACAAAGGTAACCGAGAAGAGTTCAATAAGAAGTTTATTGAGCAAGCTGTGCGTGGTAAGAATGCGTCAGCTGCCATATTTGGGTTTGGCGTAGCTATGTACTACCTTGCGTATGCTGGCGCTGGAGAAGACGAGTATGGACGTAACCGCGTAGCAATTGATGACATGACCCGTTGGCAGCGTGACGCTCGGTTCTTTGTTGGTGATGGTGTAAACGACATTATTACTTTGCCGTGGGGCTTCGGCATGGGCGCGTTCGCAGCGCTCGGCGCTCAGATTGCTTCGTTGGGTAACTCTGACACTAAGTTTACTGAGGTGCTGGCTAACATGATACCGATCCTGATGGATTCGTTCTTGCCACTGCCAGTATCTAGAGGCAGTTTAATAGATAAGCCAGCCGAATTTATTATTGACACCGTCGCGCCAGCACCGCTAAAACCAATTGTTGAATTTGCCATGAACTACAATTCTCTTGGGCAAGAGATTTACAACAATCGGCAAGGGCCGAACGGCAGCGTTTACACGGGCGGTGACAATATACCGAAGCTGTTCAAGGACGCGGCGGTTTTCTTGTACGAGAGTACAGGTTTTGAATTTGGCGCGAACGAGATGTACTTCTTTGCTTCCGCCTACATAGATGCTTTAGCAAAAGCTGGCTCTGCGACATGGAATATCTTCACAATCGGTGCAGAAGGCGACCGCCCCGCTATGGAACGGTTAAAGCAAGATAGTCTATTCCTCTCCGGCTTTATCGGAACGCGCTCTGATTACGACGCACGTAAATGGAGCAAGATTGAGAGAGACTTAGAACAGCGCCGAGATCGCCTGAAAGAAATGAAAGAAGCAAATCTTACGGCGTATTACGAACATCTTGAAGATAATCCTTTAGATGAGTTTTTAGTTAAACGGTTCAACAGTGACGCCAATGGTGAGCTTAAACAGTTGCGTAGTGCCGCTAAAGAAATTAGGCGTAGTTCCGCTTATGACTTTGCTACCAAACGAGAATTACTGGAAGCTAATCGCGTGGAATCATCTTTACTAAAGATGCAGCTTGTCGATCTGTACACCGCTATGGGCTACGAGTTCTAACCGACGCGCCACACCCTGATGCCTAGATGTCCGTCCCGCTCACAGGTATAAATCTTTACCTTGACGCGGGACTTTTTTGCGGCGATGTCCGCCGCATAGATCATCTTGGCAGGGCGTACTGTGGGGATAAAAAAGCTTTCCCCCACTTCCATATAGTCATACGGAAAAATCCATTCAGGCTCAGTCGTCAGCCCCTCCATGTCCATCTGGGGTAAAGAAAGTATCTGGGATTTGGGTTGCAAAGACATAGGTGTTCACATTCATGTTTTTGTCTAGAAGGCTGAGAGCTTGCTTCCAACCAGAATCGAGGCGGGATTTCTTGACCTCAACCAAGATGCCCTTCTCCCGCATGTTCTGTTCAAACTCTCGTGAACTGACATTCTTTTCAGTCAGGTACTTCTTAAACTCGGTGGTTGAAATAGTGACAAGCCCTGTTGCTATATCGATCCTGCCTACCAGACTTGTTCTTGGCTCCATCGTAACCTTGCCATCATTGATGCCCAGAAAGCCTGTGTAGTACTTATTGATAAAGTCGCCAACCAGCGTAGAGTAATCCGTCTCCCCAAGGTTAACCACCTTGTCTCGGATGTTAATCATCTCACCACAAACTTTGGCGTAGATGCGCTCTAGGTCGTAGTTGATAAGCCCGATCTCGTTACCTATCGCGCCACCCGCCATAGTCGTGCCGATGATGTTCTCGTAGAAGCGATAGATAGCGTCGTTGCCAAAGTCAATTTTGAATCGAGCAATCCACTCATCCACCATCTGTTTTAGCCCCACTTCGCCTATCGCAAAGTAGGCAGGGATGAGTTTACGTCCAGCGTGACCGTAGTTGTACTTAAACAAGTCAAACACCTTGGGGCCGAAGTCTGGCTCGTCAATCAACAGCTGTGGTTTCATTACGAGAAACTCAATCATCCGTGCCATTTCGCCTGTCGCCATAGAGTTATTCGACATGATCATGTCCAGCAGCGGCACGTTACATGTCATCATGGCAATTGCCGACGCTAAAAGTTCGTGCTCTCGTTCAGCGTTGACCGACCCCTGAAGGCGAATCTTGGCCTTACCCTGCGAGATAGCGTGAACCATCTTGCTAAGTTCTTCTAGCTTACGGGTATGCGCTTCGTCCACGCCGAACCCGGCGTTCTTAAGCGTGATGTATCGCTGGTTCAAGCCGTTGTTCGTTGCATCGAAGACTGAGATACCGACTGGGTTACACCACACACTTAAGTTAGCGTACAGGGCGCCTGTCTTACCGTTGCCTGATTTGCCTGTGTAACTAACGACAGCGCCCGGAGTAGAAGTCAGCGGCATGAGTGGTGAACCTAGACCGATCAATGTGCCAAAGGCGTGCATTTCCATCGTCGGGCGGTTTAATTGCTGAGCACATTCGCGCCATACATCGAAACTTCCCTTCGGCTCAAAGTGTTTTGCGATACTCCGAACCATAGGCGACGCAGGCGTCGGCACAATTTTGCCGTTTGCTTTAATTAAATTATTGCCGATGACGTACTGACGGCCCAAGCGCTCGTCGTTCACCGGTTCAGTCCAGCCCATCTGCATCTGCATAATCTCTGCTTCTGCTTGGGTCT